TACCCAATAAATGATATGGATTTATTGTCTTTAAATAGTTATAAGAAATTTTTCTAGAATTTCTTATAAAATCGGGTCCACTAATATTACCACTATTTGATGGTACCGTATTTGTTCCGTAACTATTATTATTTGACCATATATAAGCGTAAACTAAATTCTCATTATAAAATTTGTCATATTTTTTACATCCTTCTTCAATGACAAATGTCGTATTATTTGAAGGGTCAACAGTATCAACATCTGAAGTACATTCTTCACAATCGGGATATGTTGTTAATGGTAAAACAGTTTGACCCGATTCTTGTAAATCATAAGCTAATTTTATAAATCTAGTTGATAAATCAAAAAATGGATGGTCAGCAAAAACATAATCTTTAGGACCTAAAAATCTCGCAATGGTCCATAAAGTACCCGCTAAGGTTTCAATAATAAAAATATATGCCACCGTAAAAATATATTGTAAAAACAATAATATTTCTGACACAATTAATCCAAATTTTATTCTATTTCTAAATCCAAAATTTGTTGGGAAGTAATTTGCTTTAGACGCACAATCATCTTCAACACTTGGTCTAATTTCTTTTATCCCTAAAAATGCGTCTTTTCTTGATAAACCTAAAAGAGCCTCAGCTCCAGATGTTTCATAATGTGACCCTTGAAATGATGAAACGGTATATACCTTACCAAAAATAAATTTATAAAAAACATCTTCTGGTACTCCACCATTATTTGTACCTAACATTAATGATTTTTTATCATTACTAAATGCGGTTGTCATTACAGATGTCGTAACACCTTCAGGTGGTACAATATTTAAGTAATCTTCAAAAACATTTGAGAATTGATAAGTAGTTAGTAATTCTTCGTCATATTCACCTAAATTATTTGACCCATTAGCGTTTTTATTATACTCTCTAATTTGTGGAACCAAATATTTTGCAGTACTTGTTTTATCGTTATTACCATCTAAAGTGAATCTAAAACGAGCAACCGTTGTGGTTGGTATTCCTTTATTTATATCGTTTGTTATTTCTTGTTCACCAAATTCATTTGTATAAACATACTCCATGTTCATTGGTAAAACAACCATTGCCGTTCCGTCGGTATCGATGGATTCACTTGGGTTAAAATATTCTAATTCAGGATATAACGTTACCTTATCAGAACCTAATATTTTTTTACCCGTATATCTAACCGCCTCAATTCTACCTTCTGTTGTTTGTAAATTACATTTGTAACCGGACTTACGTCTAATTACACCACTTCTTTTAATTGCATCTCCATTATCGTCGGTGATTGTCGACATTAAAATCAACGATATTGGTTCAATTTTAATTCCCTTATCTAACAAATCAAAATCAGTTCTTGTAATACCAATCTGACATAAATCCATATTACCCCAAAATGGATATACTTCAACTGTTTTTTGAAAATTAACAATTTGTGGTAAACCATCAACATCTGAACCCGATTTGAAATTGTAGTACCTATCAAATTGGTCAATACCAACTCCCTTTTTAATAAAGTCATATGGTCTTAAAGAAAAACATCCAATGTCCGATAAATCAATATCAACATTTATTGTTTGTTGACCTAAAGGAACACCCCAAATCATGAAATCACCCGATTCATTAGTCTTAACTGTATATGTATAATAACTTTCATATACTTCCAAGTATTCTTCTCTTGTTAAAATTTCAGTTTGGTCAGGAAATGTACCAGTTGGTACGTGTCCACCATGTTGTTTTCTTGACGGTAATAAGTTGTATCGATAGTTATTTTCGTCTTTTTCTGATATTGATGTGTATGGGTATAATGCAGATATAACCGGGTCATCCGAATGTATAGTTAATTGAGGTACAAAAATCGATACTTTAGCGTTTGGAATACCAAACCCGTCATTTGCGGTTACCCTACCGCAAACAACCCCATAATCAGCACAAAGTGATGTATAGACGTCTTGTTGACTGAATTTTAAAGACAAAATTTCAAGCAGGTCGTAATCTTGTTTGATTTCGACTGTGACTCTTTGGTCTTTACCTATATTTGTTGAGATTCTATGTTTCTGCATGGTTCTTATAATAAATAGAAACTATCCGATTTTCTATTATTATACAGAAAAAACATTTTAATATGTAGTCGTTCCTAATGTTTTAGTTCTAACTTTTATATCAATATTTGGAAATCTAATTTGAAATATTTGATTTGATTTCATAAAAATGGTCATATCTGATTGTAAAATTTCTTTTGTGAAAGTATCACTATATGATTGGGCCACTTCAGTTGAAGAATATTGACCACCAATTTTATTAAAAACACGAACATCAATTACGTTAGTTACTCCACCAACATTACCAATTTCTCTTTTTAAATCTCCCACAAACAATGGGTCTCCCATTTTTCTTTTTTCAATAGCAAAGAAACTTGTTGTATTTTGAATAACCGTTCTAACGATGTCAGTTGGGTTTTCATTTTTATCAATATGTAAATCAATCTCTAAACCAAAATCTATAACCTCTCCACTTGCAATGTCTATATAATCATTTATCATTCTATATTCAGAAAGATAATTTATGATATTATTCTTCAATGTATTAGAAACTGTGTCAGTCAAATTACCCAAATCATCATATGATAGTAATTTAATTCTAACTTTGTTGTCTTCCTCCATTACATTAACTTTAGCGGGTGCTCCGAATGTAGATGGCATTGTCTCAATTAATGATTTATAATCATTTAATGTTACCGCTCTATTTTGTGCCGCAAAATTATATGCAACCATGTTTCTAATTTCTTCGATTGTTGGTTGGTCTGCTCCACCAATAGCTGGAGTTACATTGGATACTCTTAATGAACTAACTACTTGACTATTAACAGTTCCGTTTGGACCGTTTACGTTAAATTCAACCTCATCCACACTGTTAATAACATTCACACCTAAGTTTGAACTTTTTCCACCACCAATTCTGTACTTAACAAATAATGTGGTACCAGCTTTTGGTATTGACCCTAAAGACATGTTATTCAAATAACTTGCTAAGTTTACTTTAAGTGAACCATTCATGTAATTGTCTAAATTATCTAATGGGTCTACATTTCCTGAACCAAATGTTAAAGAATAATAACCTTCGGGAGTATGTTCCGTATAAAATTTATTAACAACATCAATATATTTTCCCGCCTTAAAATTATCTTTGTCAGATACCGCAGTTGGGTCGGGTATGAAAACTTTATCTTGTATTAAAGACTTAACTTCATACCATTTATTTGTTATCGTTGTAAATTCACTAGATGTTGGATTAGCGTTAAAACTTGTACCATCCTTATGAATAACTGAAGTAACTCCTAATACATTTTGCTCAGGTAAATAAAGTCTTAAAAAAGGTTTTTGGTCTAATTCTGTAATAACCCTTCTATATATTCTTGAGACCCCATTAACGACAGGTTCTCTTTTAGTTATGGTATATGATACCAATGTGTTATTACTGTCAAAATTGGGTATTTTTAATCGGTTTGGTTCACCTTTGTCATTAAAAGGACTTGAGAAATCAATATCGGTGATAGATTCAAATATTTGACCCGCACCTGAAACTTGAGCACCAATTCTAATTGTACCCAAATATCTTTCATCTTCCTTATCACCTCTAACAGGTACATTTATTGAAAAGTCAGCCAAAGATACTGATGGTCTATTACCTGGTATCTTAATACCATATGTTTTTGCAATATGAAATAATGATTGTCTTTGTTGTGCAAAGTCCAACATAGTTTCTTGCCAAACTCTGTCAATATGAAAATGTAAATTATCCGCAACCGCAGCATTCAAATCCAATAATACCGAGAATATGGATGCGTCGTTTGTGTTCTTGATTAAATCAGGATAGTATTCGGTAGTTAGGTTTACTAACTCTTGTCTTAATCCAGCAAAATCTCTGGTTGCGTATGATATTTTTTTAGCCATTTTATATGTTTAATATTATAAAGTCCGAAGATGAAAAAGCTCCGTTATTAACTGTGTAGTTTATTTTAACCACCGCAGTGTATGGTTTAGTTGCATTGTCACTTACTCTAAAAAGTCTTTCGTCTTCATTTTCTGTAAATGTCGTTGTGTGGTCAGGGTCATCTTCCGCTGACATCACCAAAATTGAATTGATATCTAAATTCGGTATATACTTTTTTACAGATTCCCTAATTTCATCTTCAATTAAATTAAAGGTCACACTATCGTTTTGGTCAAAAATATATTGATATAATCTAGTTCCAAAATCAGGTAGATAATACCTACTTCCCTTTTTTGTCAATAAAAGATGAATTAGATTAGCTCTAATTTCCCTTTCAGGACTACTAGTCATTTTTATAAACTTACCTTGAAGACTATCCCTAAATGGGAAATCTATACCATATGTTACTGCCATTACAATAAATATAAACAATACTAAAATGGTAATAAATAAAAAATCCAACCTAAGTTGGATTTTTTATACTATTTCAATATTCACACATTTATCTTAAGAACCACACCCATCACAATCAAATGGAGAATCTGTTGGTTTTATGGTTGTCATTTCCATTTCCGGAGTTTCTTCGCTTATTAATGTGTTAT